TCCTTTAAGCATTCTTCTGTTTTTTCTTACATTTGCACTATGCTTATCGAATCCTTCTTTTATTACTTTATCTTCATATCCCATAACTCAATGTACCCCTAATTTGTTAAACGAGGAAGAACCTTTATCTATAACCCCATCTACACTTTTTCTGAACTGTATAGATCCCAATTCATTATAAACTCTAAACAAACTATGTGCTGCTTCGACAAGCATATCCCGTAAAGGGTCAAGTTCCTTATCCGGGTTTTTAAAAGCAGGATGAGAACAAACATGACTATGCCAGTTCTCAATAGTAAACTCTACCCTGTCCATAGCCTGATTGTATCCAGCCTGACCGGGAGCATAGTTTAATTCATTATAGGGTATGATTCCAGCGAATGACAAGCGTTTAGAAAGATTTTCATTTTTTTCCGTAGTTTCACTTGTATCTATAAATTCGTAAAACTCTTTATAGTTCATTTGCCTTACCACCCTCTATAACTTTGAACCCTGCTATATCCGCTAGGCGTTCTATATCTTTCTTTACGTCTTCACTTGAGTCACTATCCCCTAATGCTCCCATCTTAATCTTTTGTTCAGATCTGTCAACAAACATACCAAGATGTTTCGCCACGTTCTCTACGGAGCGATTTGCATTTGTGTAGTCGCCATTCTGGATTGCATGTTGATAAACTTCATCTAATCTTTGCAACACATGGTCAGCACTCCACGCCATACGATCTATTGCAACCTCACGGAGATCATTGATGCGTTGTTCTATCTTAGGCTTTTTGAGGAGAGTGGAGGCCCGTCTACGGGTATCAGCATGGTTTTTACCGGGCGCATACCCTGCTGCCTTGTAAGCAATTAGACTATCACCTGTTGCAATATACTCCATACAGAACTTCTCCTGCTTCGGAGACATTCCTGCTATGAAGTTACCGGGTTTAAAGGGTCTGCCTTTTTCTGCACGATCTAACATTTCATCCTCATTATACTTCTTTCTTTGGTGTCGTGCAAGTCTAACATTTTTTCTTCTTGTTACTTCTCCCCTCATTTCTATGAGATCTCGACCTGCATTTGATTTTTTGCGATCCTTCGAAGTAACACGAATAAGAGAATGAAGTTCATCCTCTGTTAACTTTCCGTAAATAATATGAGGTCTGGAGTCTCTTGTACTCATCTATTGTACCTAATTGTAACTAATAGTTCGGTTAAGTTCGGTTAAAAACTAATAGTAATTAAATACAAAATAAAAGAAATATAAATTTGTTTCTCCTTGTTACAGATTGTATCAAGTTAGTTACAGATTGGCAACCCCTAGCCGAAAAAAAACAGGAGTAGTCAAAATTAGAGACTACCCCTGTAACACAAAGGAGAGAGATTTATATTATCACATAAAATTTAATAAGTGTCAACACGTTTGACATTCTTTTATTTTTTCTTTATATTCTAAAACATGACACAAAAGAAAGCACTTGTTACAGGAGTTACGGGACAGGATGGATCATATCTTACGGATCTCCTGTTAAAGACTCAATATAAAGTCTACGGTCTGGTTCGACGTAGCAGTACTCCTAATAAAGTCAATATTAGTTCTTACATCAATCATCCTAATTTTATTCCTTTTTATGGGGATCTAACAGATATTAATAGCATCATTTCGGTTATTCAGGATACACAGCCTGACGAAATTTATAATTTGGGCGCACAGTCAGATGTTCGTATATCCTTTGATGTTCCTGTTAATACAGGAGATACAAATGCTCTTGGGGTAATGCGGATACTGGAAGCTCTTCAGTCGTTAAACATTAAGTCTAAATTTTATCAGGCCAGTACCAGTGAGTTATTTGGTAAGGTACAAGAAACACCACAAAAAGAAACAACTCCGTTTTACCCACGCAGTCCATATGGAGTAGCTAAACTATACGCTTATTGGGCTGTTAAGAACTATCGGGAGTCTTATCCTGATTTCTTTGGATGTAACGGGATTCTGTTTAACCATGAGTCTCCGTTACGAGGTGAAAACTTTGTAACCCGTAAAGTTACGAAAGCTGTAGCACATAGACATGTTTATAAACACCAACGCAATGATCCTATTGAATTAGGGAATTTAGATGCTAAACGGGATTGGGGTCATGCCCAAGATTACGTCAGGGGTATGTGGCAAATGATGCAGCAGGATCAGCCTGATGACTATGTATTAGCTACAGGTGAGACTCATTCTATTCGAGAACTGGTTGAATGTGCGTTTAGTTATATCAATGAAGAAATAATATGGATGGGGTCTGGTTTAGATGAAAGAGGGTTCAATGAAAAAGGTGAAGTTATTGTTACTATTAATCCCGATTTTTATCGCCCTGCCGAAGTGGATTTATTATTAGGTGATCCTACAAAAGCAGAGACTGAGCTTAAATGGAAACGACAGTATAATTTTGTAGATATAGTTGAAGAGATGGTACAGAACGATATTGAGTTAATTAGTAGTCCGTTGTATAATTCCTAAAATTTTGAAATTTAATCGGGTTCCTATTATTTAATAAAAACGTGGGGCGGTATTTTTCCTCCCCCCCTTCCAAAAAAAAGACCCCGGAAAAACCGGGGCCAAGTTAGGGAGGAGAAAGACTAGGCGATAATATCTACGTCTTTTAGTTTGCCTTCTGCTTTAGGTATTGGGTCATGCTTTTTAGTGTCGATGATAAAATACTTATCACCTAAGAACATTCCCAAAAGAAAACCTGACATAAAAAATATTACGGCTACAATAAATAATACTAAAACTAAATCCATTTTACATCTCCTATGTATGAATTGGTGCAAAGATAACTAATGCCAGTATTGCTATGCCAAAGATTAATAGTACGCATAAGAACTCTAATGGCCCTTTAAACAATTCGGCTAACTCTTTAAAATATGTCTTCATTTTATTTTCTCCGTTTGTATTGTTATCGATGGCTCTATTGTACTAAAACACAGAAAGATAATCAACATAAATATTACTGCCTCTGTGTGGGGGCGATCCCCCCGATGACCCCGATTCCCCGATATTCTTTGTTAGAAGCCGACAAGTGTTTGGGAAGAGCGTGGCCCTGAAACCACGCCCCTATCCCTTTATTCGATGAGCATCTCAATCTTTGATTGTTGTTCTGCGGTCATACGTTCTTCCCACAGTCTCCATACTTCTTCAGCATACTCAATATCCATTCCTATGGGTAAAGAGTTGGTATTAATTGCCATCTGAATTCTGTCTCCTAAGTAGTCACTATAATATTTATCTACATACTCAGATGGTATCAAAATCATATCTTCAGTAAATTTTTCCATCTTATTTCTCCATTTTTAAGCCATTAGTGGCAGGTCTAGAATATATGAATGCTATATCATTGTCTATGTTATTTTATCCATGCCTCTATCTTCTTTAGATTCCCCGATTCCCCGATATCCCCGATATTCTTTGTTAGAAGCCGACGAGTTTAATAAAATAGAAGAAAACGGAGAGCCGTGAGGCTCCCCATCTTCCATCTCGGAGGTTAAACGTCGATTGAAATTGTTGCGTCGTTTATGATCTCTTTGACCAAATCTGTAATTTCGTCTTGTGTCATTCCAGATTTTTCATCTTGATCTTGTCTTTCTTCGCTCTGAGTATACTCCAGATCAGTAACTGATGATTGTACTTCATCCAGTTCTGTTTGAAGATTTGACATCTGCTTCTGTAGCTCTTCAATTGTTTTTAACAATTCTCTTTCATCTACGTCCACATGTACTTCTATAAATTCACCCATCTTAACTCTCCTCGATTGTGTTGGGCTAGACATTGTGTCTCCCAAATCACTCATACATAATACATGGTTCCATTCATTCGTCAATTTTTATTTTGTGCTGCTACTTTCCACGTAACCCCCGATTCCCCGATATTCCCGATATTGGTTTTGTTAGAAGCCGACGAGTTTAAAAAAATAGGAGAAAAAAAAGGCCCGCAGAAAAGCGGGCCAAGTTTCAGGGAGTATTATTTTCCAGCTGTGATGTTTAAGTTAACACCTACCATGCCAAATTCTTTTATGGAACAATTGGTAAATCCTCCAGTAGTCGAAACTACTTTAGTCTTGCCTGACTTGGATAGTGGCAACGCATCAACGCTATTGCCATTTGTTCCAACTACTAAGACCAGATCACCGGCCTTATTAACAGATATGTCTTTCAACATGTTACTCTCCTTAATTGCTCCAAATTTCCCGTTAATGGGTATTCTGGCAGCTCCTTATTTTTGCACATAAACACCACATTGTCCACATTTTTCTTTTTCAGCCTGTAGTCCTTGCGCCCGGACACCGACACGAAGATTACTGTGTGCTTTGAATTTAAATGATCCTCTCTCTCCCCCCCTCTGAGCCGACGAGCTTCGCCATGTCTGATCCCTATTGATGCAAAAAAAAGCTTGACAGTGGCAAATTGGCAACAATAGCCCATGTCTGGGATCAGATGATGCAATCTGTTCAGACGAACACTGGGATCAGCTGAACTGGTTTGTGTAATTGAACAGTTAGAACCAAACCGGAACCAGTTCGGGTTCAGTTGAGTGATGTAAAATTCTGTTTCAAAAAGAATTCGGTGGTATCCAATGTTAAAAACCCCATGTTTGAGCCAGTAGAACCCGTCAACACCTCATAGAATTCGATCCATCACTGACAATAAGCTGATATTATTCAGGGAATTGTGGCATTTTTGCAACAAAACGAAAAAAAGCGACATTCCCATGTCTGAGGACAGCCCAGAACCACACATGAAGCTCGTAATTTTTTTCTTGTTCGTTTTGCAATTTCCGCTATACTGCGGGCCATCGACAACACAAAACGGAGAGAAATAAAACACCATGAATAATTTAAATATCCATCGAGTTACTGAAATCGTAGTAAGCGAAATTGGAAACCACGTTACGGAGCCATCGACAACATCTGATGGCGGTAGCTACAGCCATCGTCAAATAGCGATTAAATGCGGTGATGATCTTTTTACCATTAACCTGTTCAGCGACACTGTGTTAATCGATGACGGCAGTACCGTTGAGAATCTAACCTTTAAAACGGAGAAATAAGACATGAATACGAAAACAAAAAGTCGCAGAGATCGATACTGCGACATTTGCCACAGCCCACTAGAGAACGAGTGGGGCAATAACGCTTGGCCTATCATCATTGACGGAACTTGTTGCGATACATGCAATGGTGATGTGATCATGGCACGGATTCTTCAGATGAATAAGAAGACTACAGAACTAGAACAGTTCATTAACAACACACTAGAAAGGGGAACTAACTAATGGGTGATCAATATTTAAGTTGGGCTGATGTGTTTGGATATGAAGATTCAGACTTTGATGATTGGGTATTTCTCGGTTCTAAAGAAAAATACCGTATCTTTGGTAAAGTTCAGAACGGTAAAAGCTGGATCTGGCACGATCAGCAATATGGTTATTTCTATCGTACTCTATCGGGAGCCAAACTGTACGATCCAAAACAACGGATCAAACAACCTCGTAATCTGGATAAATCGATTTGGCGTGAGTTCACATCTGGAAGATGGGAGAAGATATGAGCAATAACTGGTTCCAAGATATGTTCGATATGGCTCAGAAGATCCATAAATTGGACAAATATTCTTATCAGAAACATTCGGATATTCCCGAAACAGTTGCTGAACATTTAATTACTGTTAGTGGTGCAGAACGCATCACTGACCTTTCACTGGGCGAGATTAACGAATATCTCAATGATCTTGAGTTACATCATCTGATCACGAATGATCTGTTGACCATTGTTAATCTTCCCAAACCTCAATCTAACATTAAACTGGAGAAGTAAACATCATGTTAGAAACATTACAAAACGATTCGTTTAATCACTTTAACCATGAATCACCCTTGTGGTTCACCACAGAGATGCGTGACCTTTATAGTCACGAATCCCACCCAGACCTTTATGGGGAATTTGATACCCATAGAGCAGGGACTTATCAGGGTGTTTTTCGTACTGATAACGACAAATGCTTGGGTGTATTTAAAGACGGTAGTTACACACTGGTTAATAATTACCAGTTCTATCGTGGCATTGAAGAACAGCTGATAAACTTCTTCGATCCATCTGTTCTTGATCTCTGTAAGATTGAAGACACTTCGTCTTGGGGTGGTGCTGTATGTATCAGGCAATACCTCTTTCCCAATCTGGAACGTGAGATTGTGTCAGATCGACACAGTACATCACTGACCTTCCGTGTTATCGGCTGGAACTGTTTTGATGGATCGTCGAAATGTCGCTTAATTTTTGGCAATATTGACAGTTTTTGTTCAAATGGCCTCATTTCTGGGGATTATGACCAATCATCTAAAAAGAGAACATCTGGTTTTGATCTGACTAATTTTGTAGGTCAGTTAGAAAACGGTATTCTCAAATATGAGAAGGATGTGAGCCGTTATCAGACCTATGCTGAAACAAAGGTGTTGACACCATACGTTTGTGAATTCTTCGAAACGTTATCTGGAATGTCTGAGCGTAACGCCAAGCGTCTGCAAGACCAGTATCTTGAAGAAGCCAGCATCAGGGGGAATAATCTCTGGGCTGTAGTGTCTACTTTAACAAACTACGCATCACATACTGATGGGCGTTTCCCAGTACGAAATACGGGTAATGATCATCACGGAGTGACCTCGTATAATCGTCAGTCTAAGGTGAACAAATGGTTGAATTCACCTCAGTTTGTTCGTTTACAGAACCACTCAATGGCTGCTTGATATGAAAAACAGCATCATTATCTGGTTATGTTATATCATCATTGGCCTAGTTGGTGTGATGATTATTCACTATTAACAACTTGGGGCAGGGTGAAGTAGCCCTGTCCCTATTTTCTGGAGAGATAAGTTGAAAAAATATATACACATTAATCAGCACGTTATTAAACGTAATTCAAAAACGGGTGAGCGTGATCCAGTAGTTACTGTTAAAACATATAGATCGAATGACTACGGATCAGAAGTTAAAATAATGGGTAACTGTACAGTTGTGTATAGACCAGATAACCCGTTGTCATGTGGTGCTAAAGTCTGGATAGAAACAGATGGAATAGTAATTTTAGATAATAAATTGGAGGTGGCCTAAATGCTAGTGAAAGAAGCAAAACAGATAATCGGATCGCTCGGTAATCCCAGTAAGATGCCGGGGATGTCGTATGGTTTACCAGCTGGCAAAGCGTCATGGGTTCCTGAGTTTGCCAAGAAGTTAAACCTGCCTATACCGCCTAAATACGGCTGTTCTATGGGTGGTAAGTTTGTCAGTAATCCTAAGACCCCATGTTACAAGTGTTACGCTAATGAACGTGGTAACTATACCTACAATGACCTTAAACACGGTCAGCTGTTGAGACTTAATGGCACATATCACCCACTGTGGGCTGAAGCGATGATCTTTATGATTGATCGATACATTGATCCAGCTGATCCATATTTTAGATGGTTAGATAGCGGAGACATACCACACATGAAATTTTTGTGGGATATTTTGGAGATTGCGAAAGCTTTACCTCATGTAAATTTCTGGCTACCTACTCAAGAACGGGTGAAATTACTGGTGTTAGTTGGTCGAGAAATACCTGACAATCTGTGTATTCGGGTCAGTAATTCTTTAGTTGATAATCATAAGAATAATTATGATTGTTGGGATGAAGTGACCAGTTCTTCAGTCTCGACTACTGGGGATCACACTTGTCCATCTGAACAGTTTGACAATACATGTGGCGACTGTCGTATGTGTTGGGACAGACAAAATGAACATACAATTTACAAGATACATTGAGAAAGGAGATTGAATAATGGTTTGGGATGAAAACAGTAAATATAGTTTTGTTCGTTATGAATGTAAAATTGAGAAAGCTGTGGATAAAATGATCGACAGTTGGGATCTGAGTACCCTTATGAACTTTGCATTTGAAAATAGGTTAGAGTATTTTCTTGAGGAGGCTGATGAAGAAGAGGTTAATGAACTACTAAAGGAGTTTGGATAATGAGCCATCAAGGAAACGATGAGAAACGCGAAAGGGATTATGAGAATAGATCCTATACTGTAGGTATCTGGGATATTACATTTTATCTGGTAGATGAAGAGGGCCGTATGCTCACAAATGAGGATGGTAGTGTAAAAGAGTTTTACTCTAACAAAATCGATATGAGTTATTGGGCTGATGGAATTGATCCTGATGAATTGATAGAGATACCCAATGATAATTAAATCAGCATTGGTCTGTCTTGCATTAAATGTCTATTTTGAGGCACGGAATCAGCCTGTCATGGGCCAGATTGCCGTGTCTCAGGTGGTGTTAAACCGTGTTCGTAGTCCTGCCTACCCAGACTCTATTTGTGCCGTTGTGAAACAAGCAAAATACACCAGAAGCGGTAAATTAATCAGACACAAGTGTCAGTTCAGCTGGTACTGTGACGGTAAAAGCGATCAACCAACAGATCTATCGGCATATAGATGGGCCAGATACATTGCATTACTGGTATTGTATCGGGGATATCCTGATCTGGTAGATGGAGCCACACATTACCATTCGCTGTCAGTTGATCCTGAATGGAATAAAAGAAAACAGCCACTTGGGATCATTGGGGATCACATTTTCTTTAAATGAATAAATAAATAATTTTTTTGTGTTGTATTTTTGCAACGTTTGAAATTTATTTTACCCCGACGCGAGAAATTTTGTTGACGGGATAATTTCGAACTGCTATGTAACAGGTTGATTCGATTTGCTTTCGTGTTTCAAAAAAGAAACAAAAAAGAAAAAAGATCTTAGATTCAATCTGTTACAAATTGGAGAGTTAAAAATGAGTCATTACAAAATACAGAAACGTTACGATGTTGAGCGTATGGTTCATCATTTCATTGAAAAGAATCAATTACGAGCCATCTATGGTAAAGACACTGAGGGTATATTTCAAGTAAACTTTTTAGTTGAAGAAGGGGATGTACCCGAACCCGACGAGGTTCAGACGGAGTTACTGATATGAACTGCTGGCATTGTAATACTAAATTAATTTGGGGTGGTGACCATGACATATCAGAAGAAGAAGAAGAATTCTGTATGGTCACAAATTTGTCATGTCCTGAGTGTAACAGTGAGGTACATGTGTATTTACCAAAAGAAAAGGAGAAAGAAGATGTTGAGAAATAAGAAAAAGAAACCTGAAGAGTGGTGTGTTCGTTTTACACGATCAACTACTCAGATAGTTGAATACATTGTCGAAGCTCACACTTATAAAGACGCTAAGAAACAGGGTGAGTTGATGATTGAACACGTTGATCCATACAATGAAGAACAGATGCAGGAATTTGACGAATGGTCAGGAGATAAACATAAGGATCTATGGGTTGATTGGGTTTATCCTATGTCGGAGGATATAAAGGATGATTGAAGAGAGACTTGATGACAGTGATGAACAGAGAGTTAAACTGTTCAAAGAGTGGCTACATCAATGCCCTCATGGAGAGTTCCATTCTATTGAAGAGACATGGGATGACGAAGCCACACTAGGGTTTCGTGTAGACTTTGCAGTTTGTAAAAGGTAAGAAAGATGACCTATAGCTGTTGGACATGTATGAATTGTGGATGTGGTCACTTTGACGAACAGATACCCCTATCCTGCATCATGTGTAACCATGAAGATTTTGTTGAAGATCCAAATGAATACTACAAAATGTTGGATCTCAAGGAATGTAAGGATGACACAGAAGAAACGTGATCCTTCTTGGCAATGGCTGAGAGCCTTGTCGAAACAGGTTATCCCTTCCAAGAAAGGAAAGGGTAGCTACCAACGTAAACCAAAGCATAAAGGAGAGAAACATTATGCCAACAAAGAAAATCAAGACACCTCAAACCTTAGTTAAGTGGGGGCATGAAGAAGTAACCCTGCGTGAATTGTTTAAGGAATTAAACAAGCTTGTAGCCGATCCTGTTAGAAACCTTTACGAAATGGATGGAGATATGTATCTATCTGACTATCGTAAATTATGCGATGCTCAGTGGAGAATACATATTTCGTTAGAAGAATATAAGAATGGGTAAGTTTGTACACCATTCTGTTTGCTCTAACTGTGGGTCATCTGATGCTAATTCTCAGTATGAAGATGGCTCATGGTGGTGCTTTAGTTGCCACACTTACACA